CTCTCTTGCAAATATAACTGCATTACCATCAAGTATTAGTGGTGGTGGTATGACTTTAATATCAGAGCAAACTGCATCAAGTTCAGCTACAATAGATTTTACATCTGGCATAGATGATACTTATGATTCTTATGTATTTAAGTTTTATGATATTCACCCAGCAACTGATGATGTTGATTTAACTTTTCAAGTAGATACAGGAACTAATACAAGTTACAACCAAACAATTACTTCTACTGCTTTTCAAGTATATCATCCAGAAAATGATAGCTCTACAACATTAGAATATAAAGGTAATAGAGATCAAGCACAAGGAACAGCTTTTCAACCTCTTTGCCAAGATATAGGTAATGGAAATGATGAAAGCATGAGTGGATATTTACATTTATTTTCTCCAAATAGTTCTACTTTTGTAAAACATTTTATAGGTTTAGGTACTAATGTTTATTCTGGAGATGCTTCAATACAAATTTATTCTGCTGGTTATATAAATACAACGACAGCTTTAACAAGAGTACAGTTTAAAATGGATAGTGGCAACATAGATAGTGGAGTAATAAAATTATATGGCATTAGTTAAATACAACAACAATAGTATTTCAGATATTACTACTACAGGATTAGCAACAGGAAGCCTAGTACCAATTAAAACTTTAACTGCTAGTAGTTCTGCAACATTGTCATTCGTACATGGAACTGATGGAGTAGTCTTGGATAGCACATATCCAATTTATAAGTTTGAGTTTATTAATATTCATCAATCTCAAACATCTTTTGCAAGTTTTAATGTAGGCTTTAGAGATGGTGGAAGTGCTTATGATGCTGTAAAAACTACAACAAAATTTGAAGTTTACCATACAGAAGCTAATGCTACATCTTTTGCATATTCTGGTGGAGATGATTTAGCACAATCTACAAGTTTTCAAAGACTTGGATTACCAGGATATAATAATGACGAAAGTATGGTTGGCGAATTAACATTGTTTGCACCAAATTCTACAACTTTTGTAAAACATTTTATTTCAAGAACAAATGGTTATTATACTGGAAACTCTGCTTCTTGGTCAGAATTTGTAGCTGGATATTGCAATACAACAACAGCAATAGATGGTGTCCAATTCAAAATGTCAGGTGGCAACATAGATTCTGGTAAAATAAAACTCTACGGAATAAAGGATAGTTAATGGCACTTATAAAATTAAATAACAAAGCAGTATCTAACGCAACAGCTATTGGTAGCATTACTTCTTTAGGTAGCATGGTATTTATTAAAAAGCTAACAGCTAGTTCATCTGCTACTTTATCTTTTGTTGATGGTACAGATGGTGTAGTGCTAGACGATACTTATAAGGAATATGTATTTACATTTAATAATATTCATGCTGGAACAAATAGTGTTAGATTTACAGTAAACTTTAGAGATGGTGGAACTAACTATGATGCTACAAAAACTACAACATACTTTAGAGCAAGACATGCAGAAGATGGTTCTAATGGTCAATTAGGCTATGATAGTGGAGAAGATTTAGCACAATCAACAGGAGCTCATACTTTATGTGCATCAACAGGAAATGATAACGACCAATGTTTAGCTGGAACTTTGAGAATTTTTAATCCATCATCAACAACTTTTGTAAAACATTTTATTGCCGATATGTCAGATTATAGAGCAAACGATTATAATGCTAAAGAAATGACAGCTGGTTATTGTAATGTAACTGATGCAATCGATGGAGTTCAGTTTAAGATGGATAGTGGCAACATAGACGCTGGAGATATTTGCCTTTATGGTATTGCTTAACAATTAACAACTACAACTAACAAGGAATAAATTATGCCAAGATTTCATAATATAAATGGTGTGAATGTACAGTTCACAGCAGCAGAAGAAACTGCTAGAGACAATGAAGAAGCAGCTGTATTAGCCGCTGCACCAGCAAGAGCATTAGCTGATCTAAGAAGTAAAAGAAATAGATTACTTGCTGAAACAGATTACTTAGCTTTATCTGATGCAACATTAACATCTGATATGACAACTTACAGACAAGCATTAAGAGATCTGCCAGATGGTAAAGATACAGTAGCAAAGTGTGAGAATGCAGTATTTCCAACTAAACCATAAAATTGATAAAAATTTGAATGACAAAAAAGAATAACCAACACTCTAATGTTCAAGATCATAATGGAATAAGAATATCTTATCATGAAAAGGTTTGCGCTGAACGAATGAAAACTTTGTTCAAAGCAATCGATGAAATGAGAAAAGATATTAAATCTTTAAAATCAGATATGAATAAGGGTAAAGGTGCTGCTGCAATACTATTGTTAATAGGCGGTATCATTGGCTCAATCATCCACTACTTTACGAAATAGAATTACAAACGCTAAAGGTTTATCTAATGAACTATTAGCTGCTGCACAATTTGCAAAAGATCCAAACTTAATAGTGTTTACACCCGTTGGCGCGGGGCCAGTAGATATATTAGTTCTTAACATTAAGACGGGAAAGTACACGGCTTATGATGTCAAAACACAAAACTACCGAAAGAATGGCTACAAAATTGCTAGAGCTAGAACTGGTGAACAAAAGAGATTAGGTGTCAAAATTCTTAATTTTGATCCAGAAAATAAATAAAACATGGAAGAAGTTAAACAACGAATTAAGGAACATGAAGGGTTTAGGGATACTGTGTACTCCGATAGCCTGGGTTTCGCTACAGTTGGTTATGGCCATCTGGTTCTACCTACCGATCACTTTGTTGAGGGTATTGAATATTCTAAAGATGAGCTTGAAGCTGTGTTTGATAATGATTTTGAAATTGCTCTTACATCTGCTGAAGAATTACTGGAAGAAATAGACGTACCCGAAACTGTTAAAGGCATCATTTGCGAAATGGCTTTCCAACTTGGGAAACCTCGTGTGATGAAATTTAAAAAGATGTGGGAAGCTATTGAAGAAGCTGATTACAATAAAGCAGCAGATGAAATGATTGATAGTGCCTGGCATAGTCAAACAACATCAAGGTGTGAAAGCCTGGCGGAGCTAATGAGGAGCTGCGCATGATTGGTCTATTAAGTTTATTAAAAAATCCATTAACTAAAATGGTATTTAATAAAGCAAGCGATCACTTCAAACATAAGGCAGAGAAAGTAAAAGTTATTAGAGCTGCTGAAATAGAAGCAGCTAAAGATACAGATATTGCTAGAATAAAAAGCCAGGATCAAAGTTACAAAGACGAAATATTAATGGTGTGGCTAATTTCTATGCTCACTACTGGCTGGTTTCCAAGTACAAGAGAAAACTTTAGAGAGTGGGTATCAATCATAAATGATCTGCCAGACAGCGTATGGTATTTAGTTATTATTGTATTCACAGCTAGCTTTGGAAGTAAGGTTACAAAATCCGTACTTGATCGAAAGAAAAAGTAATGGCTAAAATTAAATTTACTGGAACATTTATCCCCCGTGATAAACCACCCAAGCGTGGGATCCATAAAAAATCTCAAAACAAATCAGAGAAAAGACAACGTAAACAAACACGTTACAAAGGCGGTGGAAAATGAGAGATAATAAAGTATTAGAAAGTTTTATTAGGCACACTGAAAAAAAATTAAAAGAAATGAACTTGTTTAAGTTTCTTAAAAAAGAAGTTGAGACGGGTGCTAACGGCACACAAAATTACATTATTAAAAAAGGTATTAACAAGGGTAAGAAAGCAGAAACATGAAGTGGATTAAGGGAGCAGCATATACATTTTTAGGCATTCTTTGGCTTGTATTAATATTAAGTACAGCAGCATTAACAGATGATGTTAACCAGGATAACGTCAATGGATCTAACTCACAAATAGATACCATGAACTCTACCACTACGTTTCAAACTGGATCCTCATCTAACACCACTACTAATTCTACTAATACATCTAATATGCGATCAGCTCCATATAGTGCTAATGCTCCATCATTAAATTCTATGAACAACTGTTCTCTTGCAATCTCTGGTTCTATACAGAGCTTCTCTCTTGGTGTTGCAACGGGTAAACATTATATAGATCCCGTATGTCAAACAATTAATTTATCTAAAGCATTGTACGGAATGGGTATGAAGGTTGCTGCAATTTCAATCTTATGTAAAAACCAAGAAGTTTTTGAAGCTATGTCTGCTTACGCTGCTAACACCCCGTGTCCGATTTCTGGTAAAATAGGATCCGAAGCTACTAAAATATTATTTGAAAAATATGATGGCAAGATGCCAACTTACGAACAGTATTTAAAAATTGAATTACAAAGAATTGAAGCTGAAAAATCTGAAATTAAAACAAAAGAATTAAAATCTTTAAAAATTCACTAATGAAAATACTAATTATATTGATGGCTATCATTTGGGGTTTGCTTTCCTGGTTTTCTAGTTCAGTTGGTTTAAAAGCAGAAGAAGTAACAACATCTAATTTAGTTAATCAAACCTTTACATCCGAAAATAATTGGGAGGGTCAACTTGATGAAAACCACGGAACGGCTATTATTGCTGGAGTAGATGGCGGTTATATCCAAAACACTAACGCATTAAGTTTAAGTCAAGATTTAGGTTTGAATGAAGCTCAAATACAAAACGGCTTTAGCTCTACTCAATCTGCACAAGTTTGGTTCTGGAATAGCAACGATCAAAATGTAGTAATGAAGCAAATCATTACTGATACTGCTGGTAATACTACAACCCAAACTAAAACAGTTACGGGTTATTGTACTACATTTAATGGTTGTGGATGGCAAAGTACGGGTAACAACATTTATGTTTCGGGATTAAATAATAATACAGACTATACAATAAACAATAGATTTGAATTTAATTCTACAGTTGCGGGTAATGCTTCTTATTCTGGAGATCATAATGCAGCTGATTTAAAACAACCTAGTTTAACAGTTACTTATGACAATCAACCCGTTGCTATCGCTACACAGAATAAAATTGTAGAAGATGCACAAGAAATAATTGAAGATTTACCTAAATTTAAAATGCCTATATTTAATGAGGCAGTAGCTAAAGAATTTAAAATTGAGCAACCTATTATAGAAGTTAAAGAAAAAATTAAAATAGAACCTTTACCAGTATTTATTGTTGAAGAACCTATTTTAGCTATTGAAGATAAAAAATTACCAAAGACAATGCCAAAGTTAGTTGAGGAAACTCCATTAATAGAGGAGAAATCAGAGACTATTGCAGTTGCTATGCTAGAAGAAGCTACTGAAGAAGTAAAGGTTGAGGCCAAAAAAGAACGTAAAGAAGTTAAGAAAGAAACCCCAGTTCAGATTTTGGAGGAGACTAGCACCGAACCCAAAGAAAAATTAATTAAAGAAGAATTAATTGAAGAAGAATTGATTGAAGAAGAATTGATTGAAGATGAAGTTATAGAAGAAGATACTAAAATTGCTGAAGTAGAAGATAAAACAGATAATTCAGCTAAAGTATTGGCTAAAACTATTAATAAAATAGATGTTAAAATTAAAGATATTACAAAGAATTTAGAAGTAAAAAACATTGTTTTATTAGCTGCTATTCAAAATGATAGTGTGTCATTAGACAGCTACAATCAAACGACATTTTATATACCAACAGATATTTATACTAATCAAGTATTTATAGATGATAGACAAATTTATAATCAAGTTAATTTATCTACTTATATAGATAACGATCCGATTATTAAACAAGAACGTATCTTAAATGATATTTATTACCAACAACAAAGACTAAAAATAGAAATAAGGGAGTTAAAAAATGGGTAAATTAAAAGATCAATTAGCGGGAGTAGCTGCTCTCATTGCTGCAATTATTGCAATAGGTGGAGGCTTTGTTAAGTATGGTGAGGTTATGACAAAATTAGATAGCTTATCATCTGCTACGGCTCCAGATCTATCTGGTATCGATAACAATAGTTTTGGCATTAATGATAATGCTCAAGCAATTACAGAAAATAAAGCTAACTTAGAAAAAGAAGTTTCAATTTTAA